CAGATCTTCTATTGCGAACAGCAACAACTACTACTTGTTTGTTGGCAGATCTGTTCCTTACGAAGACAACGCAGAAACAACCACAAGTGTTGAGAGTGATACAAATCCGCCTTCTGTAGCAGAATCTTCGCGCAATCAATATGATTCGTTTAGAAACATGATCTATGCAAAGCGGATTCAACCAGAGAATATGCGTTTTGTTGTTCCGCGAATCACATGGACATATGGAACTACATACACACCATATTCTGAAACAACTGATATGGCTGGTAAGTCATTCTATGTCATAACCACAGACTTCAATGTTTATAAGTGTATGGGTGCTGTTGGTGCATCTACCATCATGCCAACAGGTAAATCATCAGACACGATCACATTAGCAGATGGGTATAAATGGAAGTATCTCTATACAGTATCTGAAGATGACATCGAATACATCACGTTGGACTACATTCCAATTTTTGTTTCATCTGGTGAATACTTGGAGCAGCGAGAGGTTCAAAATACAGCGAAGCCTGGTTCAATAGACTCTGTTTCTATGACTGCTTCGTTGAGTCCAACATTCTCCAAGATATTCAAATATGATCGTACTATAAGTGATTTGTATAAGGGAACAATATATTCTGATCTCGGAATCACCGTAAATGCCGCTGGGTCTTCATATATTCACTTTGTTCCAGTTGGCGAAGACGGAGTTCCTACTAATGGATATTACAACAACTACGCCATCTATATTAGTAGTGGACCAGGTATCGGTCAGTATTTTAGAATATTGAATTTCGTAAAGGGTGGATCTGGTGTTAGTTACTACTACGCAAACGTATATCCTTCACTAAACAGAGATATAACCAACCAAAGCACATTTAAAATAGTTCCAAATGTTGTTGTTGATGGGGATGGTGAAAACGCCGTTGTCATTCCAACCACATCGGTAAATCAAAAAATTACTTCGTTGTCGGTAGTGAATTCTGGTAAAAATTATTCATATGCTAAACCAAGAGTCACAACTGAGAGCGGAAGTGTGACCATAGGATCTCAAGTTCAGTTACTAAACAACTCCATAACAACAAATCTCTCTACACCAAAGGGACACGGATACAATGCCGTAAAAGAACTTGGTGCATCGGACGTAATGTTGGTTGTTGAACTTGAAGGAACAGAGGGGAACAAACTTTCTACAAGAAATGAATATCGCCAATTTGGACTCATCAAAAATCCATACCTTTATGGCGGATTTACTTTGGCTGGTTCAAACGAGGATAAAGTTGTAGAAGCACTTGTAAAGCGACCACCATACAAGGACGAACTATACTTTGCCGATACGTTTGTCGTGGGCAATCACATCTTGGGCAAAGAAACCAAGGCATCGGCTCGTATTGTGGACTCACAAACAGTTCCTGGTACTAGATTCCATAAAATATTCTTGACTGATCTAGTTGGTAATTTCAGACTTTCGGAAGATGCTTCGACCAAAGTTAGAATTCACTATACAAGTGGATTCTCGGCAGCATTTGCAACTGGAGATACAGCAAATCAGTATGTAAATGTAGTTGGTCTTACGCTTTCTGCATCGGGTGTTATCACATCGTATGACCATTACAATCGAAGTGTCGTGATTGACACTACCTTTGGATCGTTTGTCTCTGGGAAGACTTTAACCTTCTCTGGTGGTTATACTTTAAGCGGAGCAAATATCGTAGACTTAGATGAAGAGTTTGGTGAACAATTTGGTCAAATGAATTTTGGTTCTACCAGTGGAACTGTCGGATTGACATTCGGTAACGATGAAATTTTCGGTAGGTTTGCATCAACAGCATTTGCTCCAAGAGTGATTGAGAATCTTGGAGAGTATAGACTTGCCACAAGACTAACTCTTGTAAACTCAAGTGCATTTACAGATGGCATAATCGCAGGATCAAATGCATTTGATGGAACTTTATCACAAGTAGATTCCACTACCTTGAAAAAGGTGACTGCTAATATTATTGATTTCACTGTGGCTGGTGGTGTTGGTTTTACTGGCATTGCACAACTTTGCAATGTAAAGGGAACATTCAATTCATCAGATCAACTGACATTTACTCCATATGGAACAACCGCAGACACAAGCCTTACTACAGTATCCATCAATGCGATAAGCAATCCCGAACTTGATATAGGTTCTGGAGATTTGTTATACATAGAAAATATACGACCAGTTCAAAGAAATATAGAACAAATGGAACAATTCAAAATCTTGATTGGGTTCTAGGAGCAATAGCAGATGTCGTCTTACGATTCAGAACTTTTCAACACAAGTCCATATTACGATGATTTCAATGAGGACAAGAAGTTCTTGCGGATGCTTTTCCGTCCTGGATATGCGGTACAGTCTAGAGAACTGACGCAACTACAGACTATTTTACAAAATCAAATTGAACGATTTGGGAATCATATTTTCAAGGATGGAAGCCGCATAATTGGCGGTGAAATTTCCACCCAAACATTAGATTTTGTTCGTTTATTGCCATCAACAGTAGCAAGCCCATCTGCAACTCTAACCGCAGAAGATATCGTTGGCAACAACCTCATTCAAGTTGACGGTAGCGGCAATGTTGTAGCAAAGGCAAAGGTTTTAGATTTTCTTGCAACATATAGCGATTCAGACCGCTATGCTGTCGCTATTGTTTCATACCTTTCGGGTGTTACATTCACTGCTGGTAGCACCCTCACAACAGATGCAACCCCTGCATCAGTAGTAACTGTTGCACCATCAAGTTCTACAGTCCCGCATGGCGGCAAATCTAAAGTTATATCTGTTGGCGGTGGTATCTACTACATCAATGGTTCTTTTGTTAAAACCGACAATCAGTTGGAACCAGCATATCAAGTTACGAATTTTATTCGTGACTTCTCGACCCCAACTGGTGTGATGGGATTTGATGTAAGAAACACAATAGTTACAGAGAAAGATGACTACACAATCAAGGATCCCGCCAACGGAAGTTACAACTACAATGCTCCTGGCGCACACCGATATAAAATCGATCTTGTTCTTTCTTTTGTTGACAGCCCATCAGAAAATTTCATAAGTCTTGTAAATTACATCGGTGGAACTGTTGTTAAGAAATATGACTATACGCAATACTCTGACATCATGGATTTGTTTGCGAAACGAACATATGAAGAGAGTGGCAACTATGTTTCATCCAACTTTGATATCACGTTCAAAGAAGGTGGAGATACATTCGCTTACGCAGAAATAAATGCTGGCAAGGCATACGTCTATGGCTATGAGTATGAGAGTCGATTTAAAGACATCATTGAAATACCAAAAGCAAGAACTACAGCCGATTTCACGAACATTAGAACTAACAATTTTTATGGTAACTACATTCGTGGAAACTATGACCGTACCTGTAATCTGACTGTACCCCTACAAAATACTGAAGTGGATGATTACACAGTTCAGTATGAAATATACGGGGCGACAGCAGCATTAACCGTTGGTGAATTCGGTATAGGTGGATTTGTGAACAATGCAGAGAAATTGGCGTTTACTACATGGCTAGTTTCAGCAGAACCTATAGTTTCTAGCACAACATATTCCTCTAATAATAATTCATCCATTCCATTTGTCGCTCGTATATCACACTATAGCCCAAAAGGATTAACAGCAACAAATGAACATCCTCTAAATCTCTACTATGTTAATAGAAAGACTTTTGTTTCTACTAAGTTGTTGTCAAATATAACAGTGGAACAGGGAACTGCGGTTCCCGTGGTTACAGCACCTAATCAACGTACATTGCTCTATCCACTCAATTCAAATGCATCAACAACAATGATCAAGACTGTTGATAGCCTTGAATACATTAGAGAAGCATCAATATCATTCTCATGGGCTGATGGTACACGAAGTAAAGATGTATTATTGAATTTGGGATCTGACTACAACTGGTGTACCTCCACGGGCGAAGTTCCTGATGGTAGTCCTGTTTCTATTGATGCTGCTGATGGCTATTACCTTTTAAATAACGACTCTGGATTGATGTATAGGGTTGTGTTACCAACGACAGAACTACTACCAGAAACACTAAGAGTGACTGGTGTGATTTCTGCTGATGGTGATAGAGTAAGAATATCTGCAAGTGGTCTTACTGCTGGACAATATTGGCTTGTTGGAAAGACAAAGTATAAGACTCAAGGAGGTCAAAATCTTTCTGCTATAAGGACAAAAACACTAACAGACGCAGTAGACACATTTATACCAAATACTGATGGTAGTAATCGTGTCAACAACAACGCTTGGCAACGGCTCATCATATCTGATGACAGTGGAAATCCAAGTCAAATACTCTTTAGACTTACAAATACAGACGTTAATTCAATTCAGAGTATAGTTGATTCCACAGGATTGGATATTACTAATAGGTTCCGTTTCCATACAGGTCAACAAGATTCTTTCTATAGTTGGGGCGTTCTGTATGTGAAGCCAGAATACTTGTATCTGTATAAGGCAGGAACCACCTTTAATTTCACGGTAACGTACAAATACTTTAGGCATTCTGGAAGCGGTCCATTTGTTGCTAATTCCTACGCGGGTATTTCATATGAAAATATACCAACCTATGTTAGCCCAACATCAGGCAAAGCCTATCAGTTGGCAAATATGGTTGACTTCAGACACAATCTAGTGATTAAGGGATATGTTCCAATTAGATCGACTGGTGCACCTGGTACATTTGTTTCTGGAACAAATGCGCCATCAGCAGATAATCGTGTTGCTGTCAAACATGTTGGTGGTGTACACACCATGCAAAACAGCATTCGCAATGACCACGAAGCATATCTCCCCCGCATCGATAAGATAGCAATCTCCCGCAACATAGCGGCAGATGGTGATGATACAACAGTATTCAGAATACCTGGTTCTGCAAACGAGTCACCAGTTGCACCAGAAGATCTCCGTGATGCCATGACACTTTATTCAATCAGTGTTCCTGCATACACGTTCAACGCAGCAGACATCAAGGGAGAAGGTGCTGGTGTTGATCGATTTACAATGAAAGATATAAATGATCTTTCTGATCGAATCGACAATCTTGAGCAATTTGCTGTCCTTTCAGATCTTGAAGCAAGCATTGCTAGTACAGATTTAACTCTCTCAAATGGAAACGAAGGAATCAAGAGAGCAATTTTGGTTGATGCATTTGAGGGACATTCCATCGGTGATGTGATGAACGAAGACTACAGATGCTCTGTTGACTTCGAACACGGAGAACTTCGTCCAGCATTCATATCAGATGCTTTCAAGTTTGAATACACAGGCGTTGATGCTGGCACAACGACCACAATAGACAACATCTTCTGTGCTTCATATACACAACATGCAACTCCAGTTGCAGCACAGCAAAAAGCAAGTTCAAGAATAAAGGTGAATCAATTTGGTTTGCCTAATTGGGTTGGTCAACTCAAGATAACTCCTCATGCTGATTATTGGTATGACACTATAAGAAGACCTTATATAAAGAATAATGACACTGGACGAAATGATGCTTGGGTTTCTAGTGACATGGGTAGAAAACTACCAATATCTGCTGACCTCTACCCCGATGATGTTTATACAAAGGGACACGGAACTCAATGGGCAGATTGGGAAAGTAATTGGAGTGGAATTGCAGTTGATGTTGATGCTGAAAGAAAAGCAAACAATAAGTTCTTCTCTACAGCCCGTAAGAAAGAGTCTGCTGTGACTGGCATTCAAGAGGCATTCCGTGCAAGAGATCAAGTAACTAGGTTTACTGAAGAGTCACAGCAAAATAGAAAAGATACTCTTTCATTCGACATCAGAACTGATAAGAACTATCTTAATATCGCTTCTGACACGATTTTAAATCAGAGTGTGATTCCTTACGTTAGAGAGAAGCCAATCGCCATTAGTGCCTACAACATGAAACCAAAGACGAATGTCTATGTTTTCTTCGATAATACTAATATTACATCTCAATGCACGTTAAATGGTGTTTCTGGTTCAACATATTTCACAACATCAGATGATGGATCATTGCTCAATGTGCAATACACTATAGCACCAGGTACGTTCTTGGTTGGTGAAAAGGGTGTTCGAATCATTGACGACTCAAATGGCGTAATTGCAAATGCCACGACTATAGCGGAAGGTATTTATTCTGTTGTTGGAATTAAGAAAGATAATCCGATTGATGTAGCATCTATCAGATTACCTGAATTGAGAAGACACACCCCAAGCAGCAACAAGTTTGTTTCCAATCCTCTTCAAAGAGGAAAGAATTTTAACTCGACCAAATATGATCAATGGATTGACCCACTTGCTCAAACATTCCTTGTGGATTCAAATGAACACCCAGATGGCATCTACTTGGAGAGTGTGGATCTTTACTTTAGCGAGAAGGATTCAACACTTCCCGTTACTATAGAGATTTGCCCAACTGTTAGTGGTCTACCACAGACATCTTACATCGTTCCATTCAGCACTGTTGTTAAGTCTCCTAGTAATGTTGTTGTAGACAATACAAAGCCTGTTGCAACAAACTTTAAATTCTCATCTCCAGTCTATTTGCAACCTGGACAATACGCAATTCTCATTAGAGCAAACACAACAAAGTATTCTTTGTTTGCTGCTTCTATAGGAGAAAAGGATATTACAACGGGACAAAGAATATCGTCAACCTTTATGGGTGGATCTTTGTTCAATGCAAGCAATAGTGATATTGGATCAGCAGATCAAAGCACAGATTTGACGTTTAAACTCAATAGGTGTCAGTTCTCAAGTGTAAATAACGTCACACTTGAGAATGCTCTTCCTCCCAAGGCACGACTAGTCGCCATTCTCCAACCAAACCTTTATGCATTTACCCCACCAAATGTAAGTCTCATCACCACGATTAATATTGGTGGGTCTAATTATTCAGCAACTCTCTATAGAAACTTCGTTCTTCCAGAAGAGAGAACAGTTGATGATGCTGGAGATATAGATTTACAACTAACGGTAAGCAATCAAAGTCAAGGTAAGAATACCTTCATGGTGGATCTTGATAGAAGCAATATTGTTGGTGTTGGATATGTTGTTAAGAACGTAGTCAGTTCTTCAAACACGACCAGCGAACTCGCACCCTTCAGTGGCAGCATTGATGACACCGCAAGATATATCACAAGAGAGATGAAGATTCCGAACAGACAAAAAGCAAAAGAACTCAAGGTTGTATTTGACACAAACAATCCAAAAAACACAAAAGTGGATGTATATGCTAAAACATATATCTTTGGAACCGGTGATGCTACAGGAGAACTTGGTCGCCCATACAGCGCACTTACTCTTGATACCACAAGTGGATTCTATCAGGACAACTCCTTTGTCAGCGGAACAAACCCATCCGATTTCAGAGAAGTGTCTTACACTCTAAGTGGAGTATCAGATTTCGACACATTTGCTGTAAAGATCTGTTTGTATACGGACAACAAAGCCATTGTGCCTGTCATCAAGAATCTCAAGGTAGTAGCACTATCATGAAAGACTACATCAGAGATAAGAACAACGGTCTACTTGTTTTCTCCAATCCTGAAAAGGAAAAGGAGATTATGTATAGAAGAAAATTGACAGAGGAAATAAAGTCTCTTAAGGACGAGATAAATATACTTAAGAGGCAAGTAAACGAACTTCTAGTAAAGAGAAACTGAGATGCCGACTGGTCCAGCAAATAGTAACTACATAATCCCGCAGTTGACACTGGCTGATACCTTCTATGAATGGTATACGCTCACCAATGGCGAGATCATCGACAAGTTGAATCGCATCAAGGTGTATGAAGTAGAAGGCGCAACTGGTATTGCGGTTAATCAGGGCAATGATGGTGTTGCTACAGTATATCTCGACACGGTTGTTCCTGGCGACCATACCTTTACGGGTAATATTACGTTTGATGGAACCGTAACCACGGTAAACACAAACCTTGTCACAATTGATGACTACAACCTCGTTCTCGGTGCAGTCAACTCAAGTGGTGGAACGGGTGGAACTTCCGATTCTATCATTACCAACGCGGGTGGTGGTGGTATCGTAATCGCTGGTGCTTGCGGAGACAAGTATTTCCTCTGGAAGGCTTTTGATGGAGGAAAGACTTATACCGCATGGAGAATTAGCGATAGTCTTGCCTTTGCTGGTGATGCAAAACTTTATTCAGCAAACAACAAGTTTGTTTTGAGTGAGGGAAATGATAATACACCAGCATCTAAGTTGATGGTGACAACACACGGTGGTGGAAACACCATAGATGTAGAAACATACTTCGATTCACCAGGAGCCACTTATGGAGCAATGTCGTTCCTCAGTGATGGCTCTTCAAGAATGATAAACTCCTCCCTCATCAAGAGATTTGATGGGGTATCAAATATTTCTGCCATTGGTCTTACCTTTGGTATGGTTGTTCGCCATGATGTAAATACTGGTGGAATAACTCTAGCAAAAGCAGACAATGTTTCAAACGCAGAATCTCTTGGTATTGCAGTCCATGTTAGTAGCACAAGTCAGATTGTGGATGTTAACACCATTGGATATGTCACAGGAAATTTTGCTAACTGCATTGCTAGTATAGATGCAACCTCTGCGCTAGGAACTGGTGAGTTTTACTTCTTATCAGATTCAGATGCAGGAAAGATCACAAAGACTGCTCCAACAATAACAGGAACAGTTAGAAAGCCCATACTTTATGCACTCGGCTCAAACAAAGCCATGGTGATGAATTATGTCGGCAATAAAGTTGTTGATATCGACACGCTCTATTCTAAGTTGAATGCATCGACTGTTGTCATCAAGCATGATCCAAATTACTTCTCTATAGGAGATACCGTTCGCTTTGAAGAAGGCATTACGTCAGCGACAATGCCTCACGGTTCTTATGTAAAGGCTTCTTGCAATAACGTCGAAGAAGCAGAAGCACTCGGAATAATCTCCAAGGTTACTTACGCGGGTAATTCAGCAGCATCTCTCATGACTGTTTCGGGTTATATTGATTTGTCTGCTTCGGGTCTTACCTTTACACCAGGATCAGTATATTTCCTCGCAGCAGAAGAAGGTTCTCTCACAGTACAACCACCGAATACAGTGAATCAAGTTAGAAAGCCGATGATGGTTGCTATCACACCAACATCTGGTATTGTACAAAATTATGTCGGTTTGTTGGTCAATACCAATACAGACACAGGCACAAGCATTCTTATTCCTGAGAGCGGATCTGGATTCAAGAATAAGTTGATAAATGGAAATTTCGATTTCTGGCAAAGAGGCACGACGTTCTCATACAGAAATCCAATAACTGAAGCAGACAGATATAATGCAGATCGTTGGAAGTTGGTTAATAGTGGCGGAAGTACCGCAGACCGACTAAACATTTCAACAAATCGTAGTTCATTGGCTCTTGGAGATCTTGCAGATTCATCTGCGTATTCTAGATACGCAATGCAAATGCAAATTGGAACTGGTGGATATACGGCTGGAAGCCAAACGTATCTGTTCCAACGAGTTGAAGGAATAGAACACTTCCCATCTGGTTATGGAACTATCTCTTTCTATGCAAAGGCTTCAGTAGCAAATGCACGATTGGGCGTTTCATTCAGACGTGATTTTGGTGGTGGAACTGCACCAGACTATGCAACTACAGGTATTGAACCAAACTCCCAAAAGGAACCTGGTTTCACTATGGTTCTCCCAACACGATGGACTCGATTTAGCCACACATTTGCACTACCCGACTCATCTAATGGATTGATCGGATCGTGTGGTAATGACGGTCCGGAAATACGCTTCTTTGTTCGTGCGGGTTCAGATTTGGTTGGCGAAGACGTAACAGAAGCAATCAATCCAAATTTGGCTGGTGTGAACGATTATTCAATCTATCTTGCACAAGTTCAGTTTGAGTATGGTCAAAATGCATCACCGTTTGAGTTGAACGACAAAACAACTGAACTAAACAGATGCAAGAGATATTACCAAACGACAAATGTGAACACACCGTTTAAAGATGTCACTAGCGGTTCTGCTTCTATTTCATCCGACGCAGACAGCATCTATGTACAGAATGTTGGTACGTTTGATGTGAGATATCCAATCGATATCAGACGCGGTTCATCTTCCACAGTTGATATCAAAAAAAGCAATGCAGCAGTAATAATAAATGATATTGCCGAATCTGATAGAGGATTCCGCATAACAAAAACTACAACCGGTGACATGTTTATAAATTACCAAGTGGAATCCGAACTATAAGAGGAATACAATGGGTAGTAGCGCGTTTGATCCAGTAGCATTAGCCGATACAAGATCTGTCAAGAATAAGATTACTCATGCTGGTCTTACAGGTGAAGTTTTATCTGTTGGAGATGTAGTTCGATGGGATCCTGTTACTGATTTATACATGCTTGCAAAAGCAAACTCTCAAAACAATTCAAACTTTTTGGGAGTCATCGAATCTATAAATGCCACGGATTTCTCCATTGTATATTCTGGAGAAATATCGCTTCCCAATTCGTTAATGTCTACGATTAGCGGATCGACTGGATCATACATTCTGTATCTCTCCGATACCAACGCAGGAAAGTTGACAACAACTGCGCCGACTTCACCCGGAAGTGTAATCAAACCAGTTATTATAATTTCTAGTACAACCATTGATGGAAGTGGGATAAATCAGATTGATGGTGTTGTTGTAAATACGGCGGGTGATGTTATCGTTGGAGACTCATCAGTTGATATTAGTGATATACAACCTGTTGGTTCCATTCTTGCTTTTGCAGGAACAACCCATGATATTCCAGATGGTTGGTCTATCTGCGATGGTGGATTTTTAAATGTCACAACATACTCTGATTTATATACCGCTCTCAATGATGGGCAGTTGTATGGATTCATTCAGGGCATGACTCTTGATATACAGACAACTGGAACACAGGTTCTCAATGCCACTAATGTTGTAGGTAAAAAGTTCTTTGTTTCCAAGGCAGGGATTGATGGACAAATAGAATGCACAATCCTTACAGGAACATCCAATGCATCTGGCACACAGGTCACGGGTGTTAGCGCATTTATTAATCCATTGTTCATAGATGGAATATCTGCTGGCAGCCACCACAACAATCAACTAGCAAATAATGATCTCATTCGTCTTGATGGTGTAGATTCAGTTTACAAAGTAGTGAGTCCAGCGAAAACAGAATTCAAGAAACCCGATTTGAGAGCAAGATTCATCATTGGTGATTCTCGGGGTATTACAGGTCTTGAGAATTCTGCATTCAACAGTTATACAGTCGGAACATTCGGTGGAGAAGAAGAACACACTCTTACTACAAATGATATACCAATCCACAGTCACGGATTGAATTTATCAGCGTCTATTGGTACATCTGGTCCAATCGGTGTCACATTTAATCTTGTGGCAAACCAAGTGCAGGGGCATATACACCCAAATGTAACAGCATTAACTCAGAAAAAATTTGCTGATGGGGCGGGTGTACACGATGTTTATGTGAGGCAGGCTGGTGGCACCGATCTTCCAACAGCAGGAGCGCACAGTCATACAGTTAGTGGAATTATAAACATAAGTGCAAATGGGCTTACGCCAACTGTTACTGGAACCATCGAAAATGCTGGTGCTAATGGCGCACACAACAATGTTCCACAACACATGGTTGCTATTTGGATTATTAAAACTAGAAAGGACTCGGTTGCGAAAATCTATCGCCTTGGTCCGTCTGGTGGTGGAGCAATCATCGCAAAGAATACTGCAAAGAGATGGGCAAGAGCATCGTCTGGTGCTGGTTGCACGGTAGATATTTCTTATGGTAGTGGAACATGGACTGTTTCTAGAGTTGGGCAAGGAGACTATCGTTTCACCCACGATATGTTGGCAGAACTAGGAACTGCAAATCAAGAAAAATACATAGTTGAAGCAACTGTGATTAAAAATGGATCTGGTGCCACGCAGATGTTCTTGGCAAATCCATATAGTCTTCAAGGTCTTACATTCGGTGTTAAGGTCTACGATGTTATGGGTGCGACATTCAGCGACAATTTCCAGTATCTAAGCCTCACCATATACGGTGGTGGCACAGCACTATAAGGATTCATAAATGGGCGAGTTTTCGGCACATAGAGTAACTCTCGGGGCTGGTGAAAAACCAGTCATCGCAACAAGTATAAACCTGTATGTTTCTACTACAGGTGATGATGTGCTTAATAGCGGAATCGAACAAGATTCTCCATTTAGAACACCACAAAGAGCCTTTCAATTTTTAGCCGATAAGATTATCTCAGAGGCTGGATTTGTAAGTATTAACTTTGCTGCTGGCATATATGACCTTGATGAAGTGTTGCAACTTGATCACCCCCAAGGTGAAAGAATTGCTCTACTTGGTAGTCCATCTCAACTTTTGAAGTTGAAATATGTTGATTACTATAAAACCCGTGGCTATACAGCCGCTGGTTTGTCTGGCTTTTATAGTGGCGTTCTTCACGGCATAACCATGGCTTGCTGCTATGCAACAACCACGGGATCTGGATTTACTTCCATATCAGAAACCAATCCTCTAGCATCACAATTTACAGTTCCTGGTTGTGGAGTAATTGTCGAAGACTACACGTTAACCTTTAATGGCGATTACAATCCAGCATTCTATTATGCAGCATATCCGTATGAATTTAGAAATAATATTGCGCGACAAGCATCAATACTCGGTTGTCATAAATTAATCGCTGCTGGCACAACAAATGGTTCTTCGCCGCCTGTTGGAAAATTGGCTATTGAGTCTTCAATTAGAGATAATTGGTTTGCTGTTCCAATGCCATTAGCAAATACAGGCGGAAACACTGCTGCTGTGTGGACGCGATTCTATGGTAATGGCTATCGCGGAAACATGTATGACAGTGCTTCACTAACCGACGCACAGGTTGTAGACAACAATATTAACGGTGTTGCTTCTTGGCTCGGACAACAAACATCACTTAGACAATTTACGATGAGTAGTATTCCTATCGGATACTACGGTTCAAATGCTTCCAACGGAAATCCTATCGGTGCAACATCAAATGTGCGCGGTATAACATTTCCCGTCAATAGTCCTGCTGGTGGTTCTGCGGCTTATGTTAAGCAAAAAATCGACGGATCGGCTGAAACGACCGTCAGATTTACCGCTACCGGACCAGCAGGAACTCTCCTAAATGATGCAATTCGATTTGGACCAAATCATCATGTTTATAGTGTAAATGTAAGTGGGACAAGTGGAGAGGGTTTCTCAGCAGGATGGAAGACTGTTAATTCAAACGAAGTAACTGTAAAGATTATTCCAACAGTATTCCGCAGAAATGGAACTATTTTATCGATCAAATCAGGTGGGCTGAGAAAGATTCAAAACATCTTTTTTGATGGTGAATCGCAAGGCTTCCATTACAACTTAATTGGCACTGGACAATACAATACTTCGGGTTACAGTAACAAAGCGGGATTGTATGCAACTGGATCAAAATTAGGTGAACGAGTTGAAAACGAACCAGCCAATCTCGGAAGTGGATTGTTCAGAAATGTTGGATTCAAAGATTTCCAAGTTGGTGTCTATTGTGATAGAAGCACCAATGCAAATCTAAATCGTGTCATTATCAGCAACTGCTCATATGGTGTGATATCAAATAATGCATCATATGTCAAAATGTTTGGTAGTGTCTGCACCGGATCGGTGCATGGATTCTGTGCATTCAATGGATCCACCATCACCACTGATAGATGCTTCTCAGCATTTAGTGGTCAATC